ACCCCCAACACTGCGCCCCATATTATATTAAATAATAGTACACCTATATTAAATCAAAATACAATAAACCAAACTAAATACAAAGAGGAAGAAAAAGACAAAGAAGAAGCTAAAGAAACTATTGTGACTGGATTTCATCCAGAAGAGCCGGAACAACCTGAAACCGGTATTGTAAATTTTAAAGAGCCTGAACACGAAAAAGAATTCATTGCTCTTTACAAAGCGGTTGATGAGTTGGGGATTAACCCGGATCAAGGGATTAACTTTATATCCGAGGCAAATGAGTTTGAAAAGAAACTTGAATCCGTCAAGGCCATTTCTGAACAAAAACCCGTTGAATCATGGGACATATTCGAAACTGGCGACCAGCCCACACGCGAAGAACTAAAAGCGCAAGCACTTCAGGAACGCCAGAAATCCGACACATCCAACGACCTAACGCCGGAAATGCTCCAGGCAATGACGAACGCTAAAAAGCGGGTTAAGGTTAAGTCAAAGGGCAGGGTGCTACAAATCGGTAATGAAATCCGGGGCGGTGAGGTTGTTAAAGTAGCTGAACTACTCGGCGTTCCTATTATCAAAAGTGTGGAGCCTGTAAAAGAAGTTAAAACGGACAAGATCAATACCGATCTACTGAGCCGGAACGAAAAAGAAAGCTATGATCTGTTCCGGCAGACCATGAAATCTAAAGACGAAAAAGAGGATATTGGTTATCAGGCAAGGTGTTTTAAAACGTCCAGGGTTGCCCCCGTCGCTAAGGTGGTTCATTTCTGCGAGGGCATCGGGTCTGCTAAAAATCCAGTTTTGGCAATGAGCGCTGGAATGAAAAGGTTTGAAACAACTGGAAATTTTTATAATTCGTCATAAGCTTTGGAACCTTACGAACTGGCGGGTTTATAATCAAAGTTAACTGTATCTTACTTTTAAAAAGGGGTTTAACGTGAAACATACTATTTTGTTGTCTCTTCTTCTTTTGGCTATGGTTTTATCCGGGTGTGCTGATTCAGTGAGTTTTTCTGAGGCAGAGACAATGCGGAAAGTTGGGTTTCTTCATGGACTTTGGCATGGAGTGATAACCGCATTCGCTTTTATTGTGTCTTTGTTTTCTGACAAAACAGCGATTTACGCAATTTATAACACAGGTGGTTGGTATGACTTTGGTTTTGTTTTAGGGTCGGGGGTTCTTTTTGGTGGTGGGTCATCAGTAAAAAATTAATTTTGAACCTGTTGGATTTTAACTTAATTAAAGGGGTTTAATATGGACGTTTTTGATGAGTTCGTTATAAATTACAAACGTGATAAAGAATGTGAGTACCAAGCTCAATTGGTTGTTTGCGCAAGGGAACTCGGAAAACTTGTCTGGTGTGTTCCGTCCCATATAGACGAGGGCATGCAAAGACAGATTAGTCGAGGTGTTAATGATGCAATAGACAAAGTGCGCGTTTTGGGGTGTTTAATCTAATCTAAGGGGTTAGAAATGAAAAAAGACTTAACAAGAAGATCAGGTGTCAAAAAGTTGATGCTGTCAAGTTCCTCTGAAGACGATTGGAACGCCAATTGCGATAAGGTTATAAAAGCTAACGGCGGGTATCCTGCTTTCTGGCATGGTGCAATTATCGAAAGCGGCATTAATATCGAAGTCCGTCAGAAGTGGGTATGATATGAAATGGACAAAAACAGAGGATGCATTCCCTGAAAAGCTGGGAATAAAAAGATATGAGCATGTCAGATGCCTTGTGGTGATTGGAGGCCGTATTGAAATTCTTTCTTGGAATTGCCAAGAGCTTTGTTGGGATACGTCCGACGGAGATTATTTTTACTGTGAACCTTGCGAGTCGTCACATTGGATGGCGTTACCAGCAATGCCAATTGTTTAGTTTTTGGGATTGGGGATAATATGTCAAAAAAAAAAGAATGCCCGTTTTTTGTGCGGGTTTGGGATGCTTCTAAGTTTCTAATGCACGACGGCAAAGAACACAAGGAACCGACGGTTGATTTGTCGTTAAAATATTTTGCAAAATTATACGTCAACCACATTTCAAGGCAACACAGGACGCCATACGGGTCCGTTAAACATTTTGAATTATGCGTTGACGAGATTACAAAAATGAAGACTTCCGCCTATGTTGCGTTTGAAACTGCTGGCGGATGCCCAAAAAAAGAAGTGAGAGGATTTTAATATGGATGAGCTACTTTATAGGGCCTGGGATCACAAGCAGGGCGGCAAGTTTGAGTACTGGAGCTTCCCGGAAAACAAATATGACGGCATATTCTGGTTAATGATTCAACACGAATCTTTTGAAGACCCTGAAATGTTCGTAGGATTTAAGGACGTGAACGGCGTCAAGATTTTTGAGGGTGATATTGTAAAAGACGGCAAAGAACGGGTAGGGATTGTTGAATTCATGGACGGGTGTTTTGTTGTAAGTATGGTTAAAAGTGCAATGCTGTACCTGCTATCTGATATTGATGTTGAAGTAGTCGGAAACATTCATCAAAAAAAAGAAGTGAAGGGATTTTGATATGGAAGACGTAATTTTTCAATTTTTATATGGGTATGATGGGTCCGACGTAATTACGGCGAATGAGTTCACACTTGCTCAAATACTCGAGGGTGAAGAGCATGCGTTTTACAGTGCATTACGTAAAGCATCATATGGGTGTAAAAGACTGCACACAAGACAATACATCGGATTTAGGGACAAGGACAAAGCCAAGATTTTTGAGGGCGATATTGTTCAATACGGCGGTAAGAGCGGATACAAGCACGAGGTCAGAATTGAAACATTTCAAGACTCCGACGGCGCATTTTGTTGCGGTTATACTTTTGCATCGTCTCGGACAAGGGGTTGCGTAGTCATAGGAAACATCCATCAAAACCCGGAATTAATTGAAGGGGTTGAGGAATGAACCACTTAAAACCATGTCCTTTTTGCGGCGAATGTGAGGACTTAAATGTGGAGCACATGGAAGGGACAATACTGCACCCATCATACCGCATAATTTGCGGTTACTGCGGGGTGTCAACATGCTTTACTGATAAAGATTGGATTGATGCTTGGAATACAAGGAACAACCAACAAAACCCGGAATTAATTGAAGCGAAATAAATGCCAACTTTTAAAATAAAGTTCCCTAATTACGGAACATATACCTTGATTGAGCGTAAAAGCTTGGAAGATGTTGAAAAATTGTGTAAGTTGTGTTATGATAAATACAAGATAGAGGCCGCTAAAGGTCATAAACCGGACATAAAAAGCTTTGTTGATCCGTTTAAGTATTCAAAATTTAATAATAAGGGTTGAGATGATTACACAAGAACAATTGAACAATTGGCAAAAAGAAGCGTATAAAACGGCTGACGACAACGGTTTTAATTCCGTTAAATCCTCCGAAACATTAATGAACCTTTTGGTTAATTCTGAAAACTTCGAAGCCCTTGATGATCTGCGAAAAGGCCATGGTATTGCGGAAACGTGGCGCACGGATAATGGGTGGTTTATTATGGATGATGTTGAGCCTAACAAAAACCAATTAGTTGTTTTTTATGATGGTCGTGAGGGTAAACCGTGTGACCCTTTCACATTCAGTAGCCGTATGACTGACTACCACCCGGATTATACACACTGGAAACCGTTCAAGGCCCCAACAGGCCGCCGCAAGCCTTGCGGGTTTCTCAGTGAGCTTTCAGATGTCTGCATACGTATTTTCCATCTGACAGAATTTCAAATGATCACACTTGACGCTCAGTATGTTAACGTTCATTTGGACGACCACCAAAATCATTTTAAATGTGAAACGGTTGACGAGTTCTTGTCAACTGTTGTCCGATTAGTGTCACAAAAGAGATATCCCAAAGTTTTGGCGCTGATCTTCGGGTATTGTAAAGACAACAACCTTGATATTGTGGGCATGGTCGAGGAGAAAATGAATTATAATAAAACCCGCGACCACTTACACGGGAACAAATTTTGATGGGAAAACAAACCACGTGGTCAAGGGCAATAAATAAACTTGATGACATCAGACTTGACGCTGGCGTTAATAACGCTGAATTGAGAGAGTTTCACGATCTAAAGGATAATTTAATGGCATTCCTTATTGAGCGGGAAGTCGCTCATCGGTAAAAATTTTAACATTGGATGTGGAACTTGACGAAAGCACAATTAAAAAGGTTGTTGAATGAAAATAAAAATCTATCATGTCAAGACGGAGAAAATCGTTCCGAATTTCAAAAACAACAAAGTTCTGTCAGTAAGAAAAGGGAAGCCGTTTATGAGAACAAAGCCGGAATACAAGATAATAATGGATCAAATTATAAGTATACTGCCTTTGTCTTGTTCTACGTCTCAGATAACCGACGAAGAGACGGTGACGGGATGTTGGCAACTGTTTTTGACTGCTTGGTTCGATCCCAGATCATCGAAGATGACTGCCTTAAATATATTGGAAACGGGGTTTTCGGGTTCGAGCGTGTTGAAAAAGGTCAAGAGGGATTTAGCGTAGTTTTAGCTGAACATTCAGGAGTTCGAAATGTATAATTGCTTTGATGGGAGCCAAACAGACCCAACTATTAAAGAATTAAAAGAAGAGGTATGTGAGACATATCAAAAAATAAGGTCTCTGCACAATGAGTCATTAAATGGAAAAAAGATACTCTCGAAGGATATAGAAGTTTTTAAAATTAGCCTTGAATTTTATTCTAAAATACTCGGGAACAAGGTCAAACAAATTGAAAAGTTCTCAGAGTCACTTCCTGAGATATTTTGAAAAGGGGTTAACGATGGGAAAGAAGAAATTAAACGCACGTGTACAAGAGCTTGGGTCATTGCTCGAAGGTGCTGAGGTTGCCACAAAAATCTTGCGTGAGAAGTCGGAAAGACTCGAAAAGAGAAATGTATACTTGTCTAATGAACTTGAAAAAGTCACGGAGCAATTAAACGAGGCGCTTTGCAAAAATAAGCGGGAAAAGTTGAAACGGGATGATTTCGACATATTCCCGACCGGCGACCAGCCCACAAGTAGCGACTATTTTACAATGGGATTTAAAGAGGTTGATAGACTTACTGCCTCCGGGGTTCGTTGGATGAAGCCGCCAAACAAGAAGGCCTCGTCAATCAAAATCCAGCTTAAAAAGTTGGAAAAGGAAGTTGAAAAGGCTGGTTTTGGCCACACGTTATCCTTTTGTGGTTTACCTTTATCGCCAGATTATCACAAAGTTGTCCGGGCTGAAATAAACGAGGTGAACAAACATGCTCCAAAATTTTGTGATAGGTTTGTAGCGTGTTTGTCAAGAGGAAAAGCAACATGCCACAAAAACGATGATTACCACCCGAATACGGGGGCCTTGATTGCATTAGGTCGAGCATGGAAAGCTTATAAGAAAGCCGGCTTGTTTAAGGATTGCATCACTTGTGATTTAGGCCGCCATCACACAGAAACAACTTGCTATTTTAGCGATGAATGTTATGAAAATAATTATGTACACTGGATGCCCGAAAAATGACACATTTAATTAAGAAAACTATATCCGCTTCAGAGATGAACTACCCGTTCGAATGTCATGCTTGTTTTTGGCTAAAACATAATTGTGATACGCGAATTGGTAAGCGTGGGGAATACAAAGGTAAAGTAGTGGGTGGTCTTCCTCAACCGTTCATGTCCAGTGCAATTTGGGACAGGTTGCACGGGTTGGTATATTTGGATATTGAGCAAGTCAAGAATACGATTAAGGCACAATTTGGTTTTGATTTTGACATTGTATCCGTTCACATAGAGCAACGGCCAAATGAGATTATTGTTGACGGCTTTACAATAATGAAGCGTAATAATAATATTAACTTCTCGTCAAGATATGATATACTTTTTGAGTGCGTCACTGACGGTAAGGATTATTTTGAAATCCTGATTGACGTCAAAAGCAAGGATCAACTGAGCACGGAAGCGATTGAGATATATTCAAGGCAACTTAATACCATGGCATTTAATATGTCTACTGTTAAATACGCCTTTTTATATGCCGCATGGCCCGAACTGGTTGGTCACAGTGCGACGGTATACCCTGTCACAATAGACAGGAAAAAAGCACTTGACGACATCAAAAAAGCGATTAATATTATCATGTTACCAGATATGCCGGAACCTAATCCCGGTTGTGGTGTATGCAGTAATATGATGAAAAGATTGCCGCATTATTTGAAACTTAGAAAAGGGGCATAACGTGGGCAACGTAATACAATGTAATGAGAAGTTAGAAGGTTGTTGCTGTGTGTGTTCCTTCAGATTGACATTGAGGGAATACAAATATAAAAATACAAAACCCGCCTTTAAATATGTGTGCGCAGGGTTTATACAAGAGCGTGAACGTATCGCATACGCTAATCATTCACAACACGGAAACTGCGAATTGTTTAAAAGACACAACCATACCGAGGATGAAAACTTATTAGAAAAGGATAATTAAATGTCAAAATCATTAAATAGAGTTGAATTAATCGGACGTTTGGGAAAAGACCCGGAATTAAAAACCGTGGGTGAATTGTCTGTATGCAATATGACGCTTGCTACTTCTGAAAGTTGGAAGAATAAAAGCGGGAATGTTCAGGAGGCTACAGAGTGGCATCGTATAGTCGTCTGGAACAAGCTGGCTGAAATTTGCGGGGAACATCTAAAAAAGGGTAGCCGGGTATATTTCGAAGGTAAACTTCAAACGCGATCTTATGAAACAAACGACACAATCCGGGTTACTAAGTATGTAACTGAGATTAAAGCGGATAAGATGATCATGTTAGATAATAAAAAGGGCGAACAAGGCGGGTTTGCTGAATCAACACCCAAACCGGTCAACCATCAAAGTGATGGCGATATACCGTTTTAATCTTTGAAAACTTAGACGGTCAAGTGGCGGAATTGAGACGCTGATGGGCATGGACAGGTTAGGCTATGCAGGATCGCAACCAAACAGACCCCAGGGAAACCGAGCGTAATGCTGAAGGGAATTGCTGGAATCGAATCCAGCCTTGACCGTTTAAAACTAAACCCGCGCCCGTGGCGGAATTGAGACGCCCCGGAAAGCAAAACGAAGTAGGAGCTTGCATAACCAAGCGACCGAAAAGTATAACTGCATAGAAAATTGCCTTGCTACGTGGCTACTCGTAGACTGCTGGAATCGAATCCAGCCGGGCGCGGGGATAGGAGAAAAACATGAAAGAACAGCGACATACTGAGTTCAAAATATTAGTAACAGAGCGCAAAGGTTACGACAGAGGCATGTCATCCGCTAAAGTCAGAGAGTTGTGTAATGATTTGGATGCGTTACAGGATAAATATTCCATGCTTGACGTTAGTATCGAGTTGATGTAAGGAAAGAAACATGTTAACACGCTATGAAAGGAACTAAACAATGCCCAAAGTGTAAAATGATTGTGGCCGGAGGTATAGCTTCAAAATACTTCTCTGGCAGTGTGTGCAAAGGTTGCACTGGCTACTTTTTGGTAGAATGGGACTTGCTAAGGGTTAAAATTGGCATGATAAGGTTGAGGGACCAAAATGGGAATGTATGATTTAGTTCGTTTTGAAATTGAATGCCCTGGGTGTGGCGAGATTGTATCTTCTTTCCAAAGCCAGGACGGTGAGTGTATTTTAAATTGGGTTAACCCGTCAGACGTGGATAATTTTTATACTGATTGCTGGAACTGTGGTGACTGGCTCGAAGTATCAAAGCAAGAATCAGGCGAGTATATGCTAAGTTTTTATAAGTATGAACACTACAACCCGTGGCTTCCTGGGGTGCCTTACAAAACTAAATTAATTGAGGGCTTTAAATGGAAATAACTGAGCAAGAATACGACGAACTAAAAGAAGATCAAAAAAAGCTCAACGTTTTAGAAGGTTTTCTAAGGGCTTATATTGCTGATTGCGCATTGACTTTGGGGAAACCGTTGGTACCTTGTTTTGATGACAATACGACAATGACGCAAACACAAGATTGGTTTGGATAATGAGAGTTAGAACAGAGTGTAAAGGTATTTATGTTAATTGCCTCTATTTCGATGTATTTGATGAGCCTGTTTTCAATCCGGGCATCATGGAGGTTGTCAAGGCGTTATTGGGGAAAATGGTGCCAAAAGAAACGACGGTATTATTATTCGATTTTGATGTGTCTGGCGATCCGGGAACTGGCTACAAATTGAACTGGTTTGAATGGGGTTTGTAATGGTTAGAACTAAGGTCAAGGAAAGAGTCCCGATACAGTTAACAGGCGATGATGATGTTTTAAAATCATGTTTTAGGTTGTTGGAGGACGTTATACCCACAGGTAGTACAATTTCTGTTGCCAAGGCCAAAGTAGTGTTTGACGGGTCAACGATGGGGTATTATATTGATTTCTTCGAATGGGGGATAGTATGATCATAAAAGTTGTTTTTTCTGATGGTGTTCTTAAACGGCTACCCGATCTGACATACGAAAGATTCTGCGATGAAATGAGTGTGTCTGGTGGTGTTGCATCGTGGGAGGAATACAAGAAAAATAACGGTATGATTGAATTATCAGACCTTAACAAGGAAACAACACGGGAAATCATGTTAGTGTTAGAGGATGTGTTCACTCAGAGACGTATTATTTTAAAACCTGTTTCGGATTCTGAGTGGGAGGTTTAAAAAATGTTTGACAGGTCATACGGATCAACACGAAACTATTATGATATAGACAATGTGGACACGTTTCGACTTTTTTTAAAAGTGATGGGAATGACGGAGGAAGGGTACAACAAAGCCTTTAAAGACTATGTGTCAAAGAGTCGTTATAGTATGGACAGATTGAAAAAAATGCAATGTGCCGAAGGTGTAGAGCTAACCACTGAACTTTTTGAAACGTTTGAAGATACAGCGTTTGAAACTAAAGAAGCCCTTATATACGACACGTCTGAAAATAAATACGTCAATCCGCTTTTATTCGATTATAGTTATATGTCCAAAACTGAACAAGGAGGGTGATATTGTGGCAAAAAGTATACAAAAGGTAATAGGGATGGTAAAATGATAACGAAAACAAAATTAAAGAACGCTATAAAAGATTCCGGTGGTATCATAAAGGTTATTTCTGGGAGATTGGGTGTTACCCGCAAGTCTGTTTATAAAGCGTTTGAAAGATTTCCAGAAGCAAGTGAGCTTTTGAAACACGAACGTGAAGAGCTTAACGATGATGCCAGAGACAATATAAGAAATGAAATAAAGTCGGGTAACGAATCAACGTCACGGTGGTATTTATCATCAACAGACCCAGAGTTTCGACCAAAGCAGGATGTGGACGTTGTCACCGGGGATATAGAGGAATGGAAAAAGTTCCGTGAGGGTTTACACAAGAAATGGAAAGACAATGTTTGACCCTTATTCAAGATTTATAGACTATTTCTCTATGATGTTTGAGCACATAACAGGCTCAAAACTTATCCTTAACAAACATCATTACGAAATGGCCGAAGGTTTGGAGCGTGTATTCTACCGTGAGGTCAATAACTTATTAATAGAAGTGCCGCCAGGGTCACAAAAAACAACAATGCTATCCTACTTTCTGTCATGGGCACACGGGTATTACCCAGAAGCAAGGTCAATCGCGTGCAGTAAGGCCAAAGAATTTACCGTTGAAAAGTATACGATGACGATTGCTCAAATAATGGGGTCAACACTTTACAAGGAACTATTTCCCGAAAATGTGATTGACCAGAAGAAAAGGGAACGCCAGGACGTATTCGACACGATACACGGCGGCTTTGTTTACGCTGTAGGTGCTGAAGGTGATATAGGTGGCAGAAGAGTAGGGACTGGCGTTAAGGGTGTATTTCAAGGAACTTGGGTATTTGATGACCTAATAGAGCTTGACAAGGGTATGTATTCAGATACAAAAAGGGAATCAATTAACCGCTGGCATGATTCTGCTATACCGTCGCGGCGTAATGTAATCGGATACGACCCAAATATATACATTGCCCAAAGGTTACACCATGATGATATAATGGGTCACGTTAAGGAATATTACGGGGATGACTGTGAAGTAATAACCGTCAAGGGTATAGACGAAAGTGGTGCGTCTTTTTGGGAGCACTTCCACCCAGCCGTTGAGCTGTTAAAACAAAAAAAGCGCAATCCGCGTGAGTTCATGGCACAAATACAACAATCTCCGAACTTAGAAGGCGGGAACCTTGTGTCAGTTGACAAAATCACCAGCCTTGACGAACTTCCAAAGACCACAAAGAAAGTGCTATCAATTGACACCTCAATGTCAGACCGTGAGGCCTCTGATCCGTGGGGCTTTGTCATCATGTCCCAATTTGACACTAACAAGCACATTATTCAGCAGGCATTCGCAAAGCAGTATGGCCTTAATACCGGACTGGAGTGTGTCGTAAGTGTATGTAATTCTGAGGGTGTGGATACAATACTGGTCGAAGAAAAGGCTTTAGGGCAAGAGCTGGTTGACAACCTGAAGAAAAACAAGGCTATTAAGGAACTGCGGATAAACATCATAGGAATTGATAATAAAAATTCGCCATTACGGAACAATAAAGCGCTACGCATGGTATCAGCGAATGAAACCGTTGATTCTGGGAATGTCTTCTGCTACAAATTCGGGCAAGGTGTAACGGAGTTTATGCAAAAGCTATCTATATTTCCAGAGTCAACCGATGATCACGAAGCCGACGCCTTTTCGCAGTATCTGAACTATTATAAATCTAAAGGCGATTTTATACCACGAGGAATGATAAGGATTTAAACATGGAGAAAATGATAAACAAAGTGTTTTCTATAGATGCTTCAAGACTACTTTATGAGGGTACACCTGGCTTTATACAGCCCCACATCCCGACTGAAGTTTTTCAGCTTATAGTGGATGAGTTAATGGATGCGTTTGTGGCATTTGAGCTTAAATATGGATCGGTTCCGATAGGCCTGGTGGTGGAGGGGGAAATGTTACAAGGTAGACAGTTCAGGGGTCTGCCTGTTTTTAGAGCGACAAATGGTGTATTGGAAAAGGGGTTTATGTTCGTATGAAACTTAGAATTTATAAATCAGCAGTATACAGAAGTTTGGGCGGGAACTATTGCCCAGCCGGAACGACAGTATTTAAGGCAAGAGGGTATTCACCAAGTTGGATAATTGAGCCGGTCATACACTGGCATCCTGACGGATGGCGACTTTACAAAATACGTAGGTTTTGGCGCAAAAGGTTAATTAAAAGGGGAATAAGATGAAAACTCTTGACTTCATACATCAACAAAAAAAACACCTAAAGACCTCCCGCCACCGTTGCCGCATAAGTAAATACATGGCTGATAGAATGGTTGATCAGGAGTTCAGACCCAACGGTCTGACCGATTACGAAGCCACGCTTGTTTTTATTGCTGGCTGGGCACACAAACCCAATAGAGTGCCGGATATGCTCCTGACGTTTGAAGATCTATGTGACAAGGCTGGTTTGGTGTGCTCGGTCGATATGTATGATTTAGAGGAACCTTGCTATATTATAAAACTAAATACATGGGGAGTAAGATGAAACACTTAATTCCAAAACTAAAAGCCGCTCTGTTTGCGTTCAATAATCATGAGCTGGTCGAAACGATGGAGAAATTCAAAAAAGACTACGCAACAGTATTCCTAATGTTTAAAAAAGGTGTCAAGATTTCTGAGGAAGAAATAAAAAGCTTGGTTCTTATTGTCAAGGGTAAGGCGCGGTTACATAATATGATCCTACGCAACGACCGCAGTATTTTGTATGGTGATAGCGGGCCAAGTATTAGAGATTAAAATTGTGCGACGATTAACTCCGCCGCATTTTTTTTGTCTACAATAACAAAGCACTTGACAAAATTTACTCCGTAATGTAGTATGTATTTGTGGCAAAAAATATACACTAACCGGAGTAATGAATTTGTCTAAAGGTTTACCGTTAACATTTGAAGCTCCAAAGATGCCCGGCACCCGTTCAAACAAAGAACCGGCAAGCTGTGTTATATCTATAAAAGAAGCCACAAACCCGCCAAAGGTCTATCAGACGGCACCAGACCCGGACCCGAACGCACCTAATAATACCAATTCTGATTTGCAACTATTTGGTTTTGAACCACTGACGGATTACGTGGAGGATTTCAACAACTCCCCGCAAGCGTCTATCTGTATCAATGCCATTGCACAAGATGCAAGCGATGGCGTGGCGTGGTATAAAACGGGTAAAGAAGACCCTTCAAATGACGAGATAGAGAAAGCCCAGCGGGTGATTGATACGTGCTATGTGTCGCCCTTTGGCAACTTCTGGCGCGATTCTATTGAGCATATTTTGAAGTCAGCCGGAAACCTACCTGTCGAGCCTATTTTTTCCGCAAAAGGTGACGGTTCACTACTCGGTTTTAAGTGCTACAAACCGAAAGAAGTCGAAGACTTAGTTGACACGTCAACCGGTGAAATTGTAGGATTCGCCAGAACTTACAGCAAATACGACGGCGCACTACCTACAACGGACTACTTCCAGAAATACCCAATGCCCACATTTGAAACATTCCCTGAAGATTTCGAACTTGAAATTGATCCCGAAACTGGCGGTCTGTTCCGGTATATGTTCTACATCAAAGGCCATTCTGATTACGTCAGTATGTTTGGATCATACCCGAATGGCATACTTGACTTGCTTGGTTTTGATTATGAGCAGGTCAACACGTTAAAAGAATTCACGTCAAGAGGTTTCCAGGGATCAGTCGTGTTTTATATCAAGTCTGATCATGAAGACGCTGTGTATAAAGGATTTGGCGCGTATAGTGCCGAGACAAATAAATTTGAATTCCCGTCACTGATGGAAACATTTAAGAAGATGGCGACAAGTGGCGATCTGAGTAGCCGGTTTGCAATGACGTTTTTCCCGCTGGTTAATGGTGTTGAAGTCACAACTGAGGAATTAACTGTTGACATTGACTTAGCCGGCTACCTGGCACAAAGCAAGGACATTGACGAGAAAATCAGAGCTTGGTTTCGTATCCCGGCTTCTGCGTTGTTCATTGAGGGCGGCGCGTCGGGCATGAATAGCGACAGGATAACGCAAGAGCTGAAAATGTATAACCTGAAGGTGTTGCCCTCCATAGCTGGCGCATTATACCGTCCTGTAAACGTGCTTGTATCACGTCACATATCGGACAAGTTGAAATTATTCCCTAAATTTGAAGACCCAACAAGCAAATTCGAGGTTGTCAAGGCCCAAGAGATTGAGAAAAACATGGGCACGTTAACGCTAAACGAAATAAGGGCTATTAATAATCCAGATTTAGACCCGCTGGAAGAAATTGAAATTACTGAAAATGATAATAAAAACGAACAAGAGGAGATTGAAGAAAATGAGTGAAAAAGATTTGACACCATACGCGAAACCATTGAAGGAATTAATTGAGGGTCTTAGTGGGCTTGCTCAGGTTGGTGCCACTGTCAAGGTAGCGTTAGAAGACGGCTTTCAGCTTGACGATATCAAGAAAATTGTAGCTGAAGGACTTGACGAACGCGCGGACATTACGGAAGCATACAAAGTTATTGACATTGTTGACGATGAATTAAAACGGCTGGCATCTGACCCGATTGGCAACATGGCCGAAATTCTGGAATTGATTGGTGTCGCCAAAGTCGAGTACAATGCTATCATGATTGTTCTGAAGGGTTAACCGTTGGCAGACAATACCGCACATACTGACGCTATAGTGGAGCAATCAAAATTACAGGTTGAAACGAACTTAAAGCTTGACATTTTGATTGAACTTCACAAGGATTTGCTGAACAAGCAGGCATCATCCGAACGAATTGACCACTTTGAGAAGCATGTCGATACAAAGTTTGACGCAATGGAGCGAGCACATTTTGTTCGTATATTGGTTTGGGGTGTCTTGTGTGCTTTTGTTTTTCTGGCATCATACGCAATAAGTGAAATACTTGACCACATAGCCACCTACCCGGACATCACCGGATCGGACTTCATAACCTTTGTTAATCTGTCGGGCGGGGCGGTTATTGGGGCGGTCGGAACTGCTACCGGATGGTTTCTTAAACATTTCAGAATGGGGAGATTGAATGCCCAGAACTAAGATCACATGCAAAGAAAATCAGTCTTTTGACGTTGTTTTCGGTGTTACTCATGCCAAAAAAGAAGACTTTAATAGCGGCCTGTATTTCACAGAAAACACCGACTTTTTCATGGACAACAAAGAAGAGTTATACGTTGACTTCCGTCATGGCCGGGATTCTGAATTGAAATCAAAGTCCGTCGCTAAGGTGTCAAATATTGAAAAATCTGACGGTGTGTATGTTGGAAGTATGAACTTCTTTGACGAGTTTAAAGGAACACAGATTGAACAAGACGCTAAAGACGGGAAATTATTCCTTTCTGAATTGACACACGGCGCCAAAATGCAATTTGACGATGATACCGGTGAAATATTTGAATACCCTATTTTAGAATTAGGGCTGACAGACAATCCAGACTTGACAACGCACCAAACAACCGTCAAAGGGAACATGAGCTTAAAAGAATTTTCAAACGCCTGGCGATCAGGCATAAGCGCGGGCAATCCCGCAAAATCCAACAAAGGAGGCAAAATGCCGACTATTAAGGAACGTTGGGCTACATATTGGGATGATGAGCCCGGCGAAGAAACAAAGGAAGCTGTAGCTAAAGAGCTTCTTTCACTCAAAGAATCAGCAGACGCTTTGCAGGTTGAAAACGACGCCTTGAAAGCTAAGGTTGAATCCTTGGAAGCCAACAAACCCAAACCCGAACAAGAAGAAACTAAGACCGAAACAGACAACACCACCAAAGAAGCTGACGACCGGTTTAAAGCCATTGAGGATGAATTCAAGTCGTTCAAAGAAGCCTCTGAAAAGTCTGCCAAAGAATCGTCTGACATGATCCAGTCAATGATGGGCCTTGTTAAGATGTTGGAGCGTGGTTCAGCTAAGGAAACCGCTGAAGGTGGAAAGACTGGTAAAACTTTCACCCTACCAAACGGTTTAGGCGGGACCAAAACGTATACTGTAAAGGGGGCTGAGTAATGGCTGACAACATAATCACCCAAATCGACATGATGCAAAGCCACGGACGGTATGGTATTGAAGCTATTTCGGAAGTTATCAAGGCCCGGAATTTTGCCTCAATTATCCCAGCTTTTCAAATGCAAGCACCGCAAGAGAATATAACCGTTTATACCAAACTGCCTACTTCACTCCAACGTAAGAAAAACGCAGGTATTAACACAAGCGGCGCAGTCAACGAAAAGCGGTCTTTTAGTTCTTATCCTCATGATGAATATATTTATTATGATCAAAGTTTGGATGATGACATTCAAGGTATTCCTGGACAGTCACGAGAGCAACGGATTGCAATTGAGCGGAACAACTTGACATCCGTTACGTGGGAGGCCCATTTTAACCGTCAAGATTTTAATTCAATCTACGGTCAGTCGGGACAAGCCGCTGTTTTGGCCTCTGCTGGTGGTTCTAACGCGTTTTTTCAAGATTATACCGTTGACGCCGATTCCGGCCCCGGTATTATTAAATGGATGGACAAATGGGGATTAACCTCTGACAGTTTCAAGGTTTCCGCAGGTGGAACCACGGCGGCAGAATTAACATCTGTTTATGCTCTGGTATTGGGCGGGCCAAAGGGTTTGAATTACGGAACGCACAAATCTATGGGCCAAAATGAAGCCTGGACTGAACGAGTTATGGATATGTCAGATGGTTCTCATATGCCTATTTACGAGAACATGATCAAAGGCGATTGGGGACTTGTTCCACGTAGTCTATACTGCATGTTCCGTATTGAGAAGTTGTCAGTTACCGAGGCGGCCGCCAATTTAGATATTGGGTGGATGCGAGCCCTTGAGTTGATGGTTAGACTTGCAACAGGTGGCCCGCCAGACGTTTATATTTCAACCGAGACGCAATGGAATTTGTTTGAAGAGTCATACGCAACTCCTGAAACCCTTGATCCTACCCGTGAGAAATCATTCCACGGCGTTCCTTTTATCACCACGCCGGCTGTACTAGAAGGCGAAACCGTTTAAGGAGGTGATCCAATGGCTAAGCAAGATTCTATTTATGCAAGTGCGCAAGACGCCGAACTGATTAAAACTGTTGCATTGCCTGATGGTGCCACAACTGACGTTACCGCCAGTATTCCGAAACCGAAGGGCATCGTCGAATTTTCTGCAATGATTGACATTCCCGTGTTGACGACTACTGAGTTGCCCGACGCGTCAACAATTACAATCTTGATCAAGTCCGGTACGGACGATTCAACATTTGGCCGCACGTTGGGAACGTTTGTTGTTACTGGCGCAGGTGGTGCAGGACTCGCTACCGCTTTCCATGATGCTGTCCGTCTTTCTGATAATGACGACGAGTATATGAGAGCAGAATTCACAGGAGTTGCGGCCACATTGTCAGCAACCAAAACCGGTACCTTTTCAATAGGATACTAAGCAATGGCAACAACTTTCGACGCGTACGAAACTGATTTTATACTTGATTATGAGCTGAACAAGGACGGTGAAGCAGGGGCCAACGACGTTAAAAAAGCGCGTTGGGTAACCGACTTCACCCACCTTTTCGAGTTGGTTGAACAGCGCGTCGGAAAACTGAACCGTGAAACCGGGTACACGATAACCGTGCCCGGTTCCGGTTCAAAACTTTTGAAAGTAGTTTCAACAGTAACGGACGTTACAAAGATAGAAAGCAAGTCAACAGATGACGGTGATTTCACAGAGATAGCGACAACGAAATGGGTTTACACAGAATCCGATAATACTATAAAAGCAAAAGATACCTCAGAGGCGTTTTATTTTTATGATGTGATAAATGGAAATATAAGATTGACGGTTGACATCGGATACGAAACATGGGACGATTTCCCGACTAAATTAAAGGGCGATATTGTCAACATAGCCCGGAATTATTATCAAATGTTGGAAAATGTTGACAGCACTGTCCCCGATGGAGCCGGAACAAGTATACCGAATAGAACCAACTTTGCAATATTAAACGAGGCTTTTGAAAAGTGGTTACCATACCCGTTTGGCGGTTTTGTATATGTCCCTGGAAATTAGCGGATTAGAGGATTTTAAAAGGTTAGCTGATGAACTGGTGCGTGAATTAGACACCGGCCTTGATCATTTTACGCATGAGGTGCAAGAGGAATCCGTTTCATTTTCACAGCAACGCCTTGACGGTGATTTTCCGCAACCTGGCGGTATTCGATTCCTGAATGAATACTACCATCCCGAATTAGACATGATGGTTGACCATATGACTGTTGACCACACTAAAACGGGGCGATTGTCAAGGGGAATTAAGGCAAAAACGAAACAAGACGGGTTTGAGGTCATAGCCTCCGCACTTGACCCATACAGCGGCAAGAACTACGCGGCCAAGATTGCGGAAGAGGACGACGAAATGGTCAATATGGATTATCTAAGCTTTGGCCCTTACCAGTTTATAAAAGAAATGGAATCCGGCGGCATGGATTCAATAATAAAACAATCATTTCCAAAGCTTAATTAGCAAGCGGAGGTTTATTAAATGGCAAGATCAAAATCAACTGATTATTTGCAGGACGTTAGACGAGGTATAGTACGCGGCCATTCCATCATGGAAGCAATGGGAGAATTTGTTAACGGTTTGGTAGTTGCCGCCGGTCAAGATGTTTGCAGGTCTGCGGATGTTTCAGGCCCGGGCAGGTTGCCTACGCCGTCATCATTGGGCGAACAGTTTACTATTATTTCTGACGGTGCTCAGGACAACGCCAGCGGCACGGGTGTTACGATGCTACGCATACATTATATTGACACAAGCGGAGATCAGCAAACTGAAGACATCGCCCCGACGGGTTTATCTGGTGTTGATACTGTGTTGACAGACGCTATTTTTATTAACGATTTTCATGCTGTATCGGTTGGAAGCGGTGGTGTAGCGGCTGGTAACATATCAATATACAAAAAAGGTGGTAGCATTGCCAGCAACCTGTACAACCTGATTGCGTTGGGCGGTAACAAGTCTTTAGTTCCTCATCGCATGGTCCCGGCGGGCCACAAGTTGTATTTACACGGTTGGACAAAGACAGAAGCACAAGGCAAGCGGTCAATTATACGGTTGCGATCGACGGATATGTATGGCGAACTCTTGACTGGTGTATTCTGCTTTAAAGGGACGGCATATTTAAAACAAGGTCAAATGTCATCGGAGTTACCACGGAACGAAATACCGCCATTAAGCATTGTAAAAGCTACTCATTGGGATGAGCAAGCAGGCGCGGAAGGCTCGTGCGAATGGTGGGGAGTTCTAATTCAGGATGGATACTAAAAGGAAGGTTTCAAAATGGCATGGAAACAAGAAAAGTTTAATAAATCAACACAGGGAAAAGAAATTCCAACCGAGTTGGTGGATTTCTTGAATGATAACAAAATAGAAGTATTTAACATCGTAGTTAATGAGGTTGATTTCACAGAACTTGTATATGAAGACGGGAAATAATCGGATGAGTAAAGACAGATTTATAGCTGTATTGATCTTGTTTATTTTGTTTCTTGCGTTGTTTGCCCTCATCGGCATAATGACAGCGGAGGCAAGCGAACGGCCAGCATGTGAACAGGTAGCGGTGCAAGTCGGGGTGCCCTTGACGGCCTATTATACGACAATGACCGTTTGGGATCAGCTTGAAATCTTTAAAAACAATGGTGATCAAAACAAGGATTTGAGGCGAACACAACATTATATCGGCCAAACCGTAACGTTGGCCGTGGGTGTTATCCTTTGTTTTGATCATAACCAACACAGGGATCCCAACGGAGTCCACGTTATCGAATGGGATGACAGGGTATTAAACCTTGTTGGTCTTGCTGGTGGTGCCTATCTGCAAAGCCGTTTCCAGCTATCATATTATAACGGACATCTGACTTTTACGAGGTCTTTTTAATGTCAGAAAATCAAATGTTTATACGCTGTATCGGTGATGTGGCTTTTCTGTTTATATCTCCGTATCTTGACCAGATATACGGGTTTCCTACAGAGGAAAAGAACGCACTCGGCCAACCGTTAACGGTTGAATATTGCACACAAGAAGGCGTCAGACATCCCGACGAGGTTGCGTATAAAGACGAGTATTTTATTCCTGTTCATGGGAATGGGACTTTGAAAAACTTAATGGACAACCAAAAAATCAAAGACAATCCGGGTATTGAGTTTTGGACTGTTGATCAATATATTGAATCTTTGCCGGAAGTGGAAGAATGAGCACCATCCCACAATCAGACCTTGTTTATAGTTACTCGGCGTACACGGGTATAACCCAATCCGGCGGCGTTATTTCGCAGTGGCTCGATCAGGTGTCTTCTTTTCCTGTCGTCCAATCTACAGAGATAAACAAACCGCCTTTAATAACCGATGGTGCGAAAACAGTTGTTCAATTAGATACTACTGACGCAGTTATAAGTAACCTTGACGGTTCCCCGATTGACTGGACTGATATTCTTGCGTCTGGCCAACTGACCATATTTTTTAGAGTTAAAACAATAGATGTTGGGTATGATACGTTTATATCATTTTCTGGGACTACCTCAACTGGTATAAATTTCGGGGGTGGAAATGGCTATAATCTTAGGGTTTTATTTGATTTGTTTGTATCCGGCGGGGCCATTCCCTCATGGACAGAAGTCGGGGATGTCAGTGATTACTCTTTTGTGGTCTTGACAGCCGATAGAGATGCGGACGAGTACAGTCTTTATTTTGACGGTGTTAAGTCGGGGTCAACACAGAACCCAGGGAGATCAGTATGGGATCAAACACGCCCCACTTTACGGGTTGGTGCAACACATCTTGTAAACGCGGCAACGTACAATCTTGAAGGATTCGGAATAGCCTCGCGAATCTGGACAACCGGGGAAATAGCGGATTCACCTAACTACTCTTTTGAGTTAACACCGTCACCACCAACCAACCTAACAGCCACAGACGGAACGGTTTCGATAGCCCTTGCATGGGATGACAACGCATCAAATGAAGACTCTTACCACGTGGAGCGGAAAACAGAAGTTGGTGGAACGTTTTCGGAAATGGCCTCCATTGCTACGGACTCCACAAGCTACACCGATACCGGAAACGTCGTTGGGTTTACGCTTGTTGAAGGATCAACGTATTACTACAGAGTCCGTGCCCAAAACGCGCAAGGGTATTCTGATTATAGCAATGAAGACAGCGCGGAAATTACGGGTTATCCGTTCGGGATTGCCAAAACTGCACGGGATTGGTTTCAAGATCATTTGTCGTCATTGACATACTTTTCGAATTGGACTTTCTACGACTACTTAGGAGAGCCGTTACTGTTTGGGGATACTAAAGCATGGGCTACCAGATTAGAAGACGTTAACGTGCCTTGTGTGGCCATGGCTGATGCTATTGCATGGGATTCGGTTTCAATAGGGACACGGACGGGTCAACAGGCATCAACCGACATGGTTATCCCTGTTTATGCGCTGTTAAGGAGCCAAAACAAGACGACATTAGAAGAAGGAATTTCACGGTTTCAAGCTCAGTTCATGGGGTCAATTCAGGACAAATCATTAGTTGGGTATGATGGTCTTTTAATTTCCCCGGCTTCGGGCGTGCCGATAACTGATGATCCATCGTTATCAGAGTGCAAGCCGCCAATGATGGAGTTTAATTTCAAGGATGGACACAAGGCGGTTGTAGAGTCGTTAATTTCCAGTAAAGATGTTTATATTTCAAGAATTAGAATTATGTTAAAATGTAGGGTTACAACTTAAACAAGGAGTTTTATTATGCCAAGTTTAGCGTTTTTAAAAAAGTTTGCTATTTGTGATGAATTTCGGGATGTCTCAGGGGGTGCCGGAAGAGTGATAACGAAAGTCACGGTAGCAAACTGGATTACCACACCCATTTTTCACAATGTCTGGATTTCACCGGACAATGTTTCCCCGGCCTTAAGTATTCCGGTCATGCACACAAACAACGCAATGACAAAAGGCCAGCGAGGAACGACTAACCAAGTAGCAACTGCTGAGTTGCAATCGTTTTCTATTTCTGCCGATTCAATGACACCCGCAATGGTGACAAGTATTATCAGTAAATTGATGGGTAACACGTCAGCAACCGGAACTTATGCAGACATGACAACAGCCGTCGGTGCCGGTGTTATTGTCCCAGATCAGGCCAGTAGTGAACCGTTGGTTGTTGACGTTGTATGGGATGACACTATTGCATGGTATACGGCCGGGATTGTTATTGACGGGTTTACTTTTAGCGGTTCCCATAATAGCCCAAATAACTTGTCATTTACTGCAAAGCTATTTGACGCACCCGTGACAGTAAGTTCGATTGGTGCTCCCCTTTTAGCGGCATGGGCACCAGATTACGCAACTGGTACCGGAATCATGGGTTTCAATTACTTCCAAACCGGGCGCGGTGGGGACACTACCACATGGTCGGGCTCCGTCACTTACAGCAACCCAACCGAGGGACGTTGGGACGCTAACAGGGCGGGCTCTAAGGTTGTCAGCAACATCCTCTACACTGGCGATTTGTCCGCGGAGTTTTCTTGGAAAGTTGACGCTTCTATTGACGAGAAATTAGCTTTCGGTACTGAAGTAAGTGACGTTGACATCGAAATAGGGCCGGTGGTTCTTTCAGCCACAAAGGTTCTAATCACAAGCGTTGCTGGATCGTCTGAACTTGGTCAAGCTACTATTGACTGCACGGGAACCACACGTTCCGACACATCGGCCGTTAATAGTGCAATCCTTATTGCAACCGGAACAGGCATTTAAATAAAAAAAGGGGTAACACAATGAGACCGTTATACGTTCCATACGCAACCGAGACAGGGGAATTTATATCTGAAGTGCATTATTTTGAAGATATAAATTCCCAACTTTTACAACAAATATCTTTCGAGTGTCGGGAGTTTGAGCACGGCGGGATTGATCTCGCACTTGACCAACTTATCTTAGACACAACCGAGAGATTAAACAGCATGAAGCCAAAAGTTCAGGACATTATTAAGCGCGGTCAAGTTGGTTCTAAGCTTGACGCACTTGTCAAGGATGACGGGAATAAATTCTCACAAGAAGAACTTGACTGGATCAAAGAAAGAATGTCCAGCGGTGATATGGTGGAGGAATTAAAAAAGTCCAAAATTGCGGATTTAAAAGCAATGGGCGAGGCGTTAAAAGGCCAATCTATGAAGGTCATCGACAAGACTTATGAAGTTCTACCAAGGTGGTATGATAAGCTGATTAAGGACGTTGAAAACAAGACGCAAGAAAGCGCGTTGGTTGTTGGCGATACGTTCACTGTCAATAAGAATACTTTGGAGGAACATCCTGAAGAAGTTGGAGCCTTCGAAAAGCTTAATAATGTTAAAATAAAAGTGTGGACTGACTTAATCCCGGTTGTTGACAAAATCCGGGCTTTTCGTTTGAAATTCCTTGATTTCGATGGCCGGCGGGAATATGACTACCTTTACGGGTTTTTTTTAAGCGTTTCAGACACATCGCCCGTGGAATTCTCAGTGATGACCGAGGAGTACAACCGGAACTTGTCAAAAACGTAGAAGAAAACGCAACAAAGGAAGAAATAAGACTCGTCACCCGCTCAATTGATTTGTATAGATTCGCGCTGGCTGGCGGGAATGTGGGAATTAATGATTTTATTGATCCAATTGAGAGGCGACTTTTTACCTACATGCCACAACTTGCCCGGGAATTTCATCCTGAACACCCAACACCACCACCAAAATCTGATAGGGAGTTTAAATTATGAGAATGACGCTTGAAAGATTAGAAGGTTTTAACCCAGGTTTAGCGGGTTTAGATTTGCCAAAAATTGAAGAACTCGAAAACGTTGACGAAAATGGAAAAGTTCATATCGCCGGAAGCGGTGCATTTTTGGAAGGCATTAAGATATACCAGAAATCTAAATTGATGGGGCTGGAATTTATCCAGTACAAGCATAAATTTGATGATGGTTCTCGTGCGTTCGATGCTTCTACTCCTGAACCAAAAAAGGATAAGAAAAATGTTGAAACAAAAAAGAAAAAAGTTTGACCGGCGTTGTGGTTTAAAACTAACCCGCCAGATAGCAACTAAAAACGGACTGTCACGGGGATCCGTCACAGAGGAACCAAAAGGCGTTAACCTTCTTGATCCTATCCTTGTGGACAGGCATTTCATTGTAATAAAAGGCATGGACATTCTAAGGTTAAACGTTTTTAAGTGGACACACAGCGTTAAAGTGACGTTTAAACCTGATTGTTACGATGAGTACTCATCAAAGAACAAAGCTCCTGACGTGCCGGAACCTGTTGAAGACGTGCCCGAACATATCGAAGACACAGTTCAGGCGTATCCAGCTAAGAAAACACGCAAGTGCAAGAAAAAACAAGCTTAGGACGGGAACAACACCGTGTTCTTACCCCGGCGCGGTGCCCGTCTGTAATTTTTAGATTGTGAGGTTTTAAAATGCCTATAATTAAAAACACTCAAGTGTTCGATCATCGTTGGGAATACGACAGGCAAGCAAAAGCCCACATTTACGTAAAAAACGGCCTCAATGCCGCAGTTACCGCCGGCACTGACACTGTTATTAGTGACTTAAACGGTGCCCAGAAATACGCAGACGTTACCGGAATAGGTGCCACAACAACAGCCGTTTCAACCTCAATCGAAGATAACCCAGCCGGAACTGGTGCGGGTTATTTAATTATTCAAGGCGTTTTGGCCGCTCCATATTATCAAATTTGTCAAGAAATCATTCCGCTTGACGGCCAATCAGGTATAACTTTAAAGTATGATTATTTTTGGATTAATCAGGCTCGTGTTGACGTTGCTAACGCTGGCGATATTGTTGTCACCATTGGGGGAAATGATGTTTCTAAAATACCGGCTGGCAGACTTTCGGCACGGTCAACGGTTTTCTACATGCCAGGATACGATTTTGGTGGTAACAAATACAAACCTGGGCGGCCTCATTTGTGGCATGGTGACGTCATCAAAAAACAGGCGGCAAGTTGTCGCTTGACTCTCGAAGGTATTGAGCCACTCGGATCAATATGGTATGAACTTGACACACGGGGATTAAGCGCGTCTGGTACGAGTTCTGCCGAATGGGACTACCATATCTCAATCACAGCCGGGGCGGGTGGTCGGGTAACTGCAAATACTGATACCAACAACTTAGAGATAAGCGCAGGCTTTAATATCTTTTTAGGGGTGCATTAAATGGCAAAGAGTTTCGGCAAGGCAAAGATAACCGTTGATGTAATTATGAACGATACGACGAGGAAAGATCTTGACCGTATCATGTCATTGCATCAAAGGCACAATACAAAGCTATTAATACAAGAAAAGAAGCTTGAGCGGGCACGCATCACGGCGGCGGCAAAGGCACAAGCCGCTAACGTGACTGCTAACGCCGTAACGCTGGCATCTGAGCGCAAGTTGACCGGCGCACGTGCAAAAGAGTCAAGCAAGGTCACAGCCGCTAAAATTAACGCTGACGCTATATCCAGCGCGTCAAGTAAAAAGCTTGCTGGTATTCAATTAATTGAAGCCAGAAAAACAGCAGAAGCGAAAGCAAAACTTTTAAAGGAAACGACAACAAAATCGGAGCGGGAGTTAAAAAGAAGGAATTCCCAACACGCCAAGGCCATTGAAGAAGACAAAAAAAGAACCTTCCAAGCGGCCAAAATCCGAGATCAAGCCTTAGAACAAAACCGAAAGAAAACCGAACAACTGGCGAAAGCTGAAAAGCGGCGTTCCGACCAGCTCCAACGTAGTTTGAAGCGAGATCAGGAGTCATGGAAAGCGGCGAGCCGTGAAGTGGGACAATACGCTATCAGGATTGCGGCGGTTGGGACTGCCATTAGTGTCGGATTTTTAAAGGCGTCTGGCGATCAGGAGAAAGCCGTTGACATGGTTGTGTCAAAAATGGCCGGTCTCGGAGCGTCTGAAAAAGAGGTCGCTCGTATCACTAAAATCGTGACTGACACGGCTATCGAAGCAAGCAGGGGTTTGGGCATGACAGGAACGGCGGCGGCAGAAGCGGCGGTATTCCTTGCGCAAGCTGGGCAAAGTGCGGAGGAAGTCCAAAAGAATTTACGGCCCATTTTGTTATTAAAAGCTACGGACGCATTTGCCGATATGAGACAGGTAGCCGATTTTGTAACGGACGCCATGACAGCGTTGGGAATTGAGACAAAAGATACAGCCGGTTTTGTTGACCAATTGGCATTCACAACCGCAAGGTCAAATACTGACTTGACCCAAATGGCCGAGGCCGTCAAGTATCTTGCACCTTTGATGTCAGATTTTGCCAAAGAAGGTGCAAGTGCAACGGATCAGGCGGCCGAAATGAACGCCATTATTGGCCTACTTGCTGACGCTGGATTAAAAGGTTCACTTGCTACTCGTGCATTCACAACCTCACTTTTCAGATTCACAAAGGAATCCGGCGCGACTGAAAAAGCACTTGATTCTCTTGGATTGTCTATGTTTGACGGGGATGGCAAATCAAAAGGACTTACACGGACAATTCGAGACATGGCCGAAGCCTTTAAAGACATGACGCCAAAACAACGCTTATCCAACTTGGAAACAATCGTAGGTGGTAACGCGGCACAAGAATTTTCTATTATTTTGAAGAAAGCCGAAACGGGTTTAGTTGACTTCCAAGAAGCTATTGTCAATAGCGGAGGCGCGGCACAACAACAGGCAGACATTGCACTGAGCAACCTGTCAAGCGCGTTTGCTGACATGCAGGCCGAAGTTGTTAAAACTGGTGCGTCATTTGGCGATATGAAAAAGGGAGCTATCAAAGATTTAGTTGACGGCATAACAAGCCTACTTATCAGTATCCAAGGTCTAAGTGATGAAAATAAAACCCTTGCTGTAAATTCTGGCGTGACAATTATTAAACTTTCTGCTCTTGCTGGCGTCATGGGTAAGTTTTTAATACCGAACTTAATTAGCACGGCCGCTGAGATGGGTATAGCGACCACAGGAACAAAGCTTTTCGGAGTCACTGCTAAAGGTGCCGCTATTGGTGTTAACGTCTTAGCCGGCGCGCTGGGTGGTTTGTGGGTTGGTTGGGAAATAGGCACTTGGATAAATGACGTTTCCGGGCTTAAAGATAAGTTTGAAGAGCTTGGTGTCACGTTGGGCAAAATCAAGGGACAAGTTAGTATAGAAGACCAGTTATCCGGTATTCGTGACATGAGACAAGCAGTTGAACAGGCAAGTGAATCAGCTAACCGGGCCACAACATCAATGACCGGGTATGGTTCAGCTATCAAGAGTATACCAACAATACAGGATATTTTTTCTAACATAAGCCCAGAAAAAGCGGCGGTTATTGAGAACCACCTTTCAAACATGGGAATCACGCTATCTGATAAAATAACTGATGAAAATTTAAAAGATGTTGCGGGTGTTTTGGATGACATGGAGTTGACCCTTGCACGTATAGCCGTCGGTGCCGGAAAACCTCGTGCCAGTGGCGGGGCAAAACACAGGCCACAACCAGAACGGGTTGCAGACGCTCCAACCGGTGACACGGACACTCCAACAGGTAGCGGTGATAGCGGCGAAGACTTCACCGCAAAATTGGCGGGTGTATCTGATTATGTGGAGTCCGATCTTGGGATACGGCGTGGCCATGCTGAATCCATCGCCCACCTTATGACCGGATCAAATGCCGCAATGCTGGCAACAGAAAAAACGGCATTAGAGCAACGACTCGCGAACGCTGTCAAATCAAAAGATGTGTCAGTATCTGAAATGAGTGCAATGCGTGACAGAATCACAGAAATAAACGAAGTCATGGCCAATGATGCCTTGTCAGCAAGTGAAAAGCAAATAGAACTTGACAAGCTGACCGCGGAAGAACGCGCGGCCATAGCCTTGACTTTAGCGGAAGACTTAGCCGATATTCAAGACCAATTGACCAACGCTCTATTTGGCTCAATGGAGAATTTCGCATCTGATATGATTGGCCTCGCTGTTCATGGTTTTGAGTCAAGGCATCAAGCGACCCTTGATGCTAACGAAGAAGAAAAGAAAACCGTCAAAGCTCAAATGGGTGTCTTAAGGAAAGCAGGTAAAACACAATCTGAAGATTATGCAGAACTGCAAAAAACACTGAGTAGGCTAAACCGTGAAGGAAACGACGCACGGCGTTTAATATCACAAGATGAGGCTGACAACCAAGACCGTATATTTAAGAAAATGCTTGCTGACTCATTAAAGGCATTTTCTCAGTATGTTACAAAAATGTTGTTTCAAAAAGGTATTTTAGCGGCTGGTCCGGCTGGGTTGGTTGTTGGTATAGGTGCCTCAATAGTTGGCGGCCTGTTCGGGCTGGCTGGCGGTGGTCGGGTCCCTGGCTATCCTTCAGGCGGCTCGATAGCTCCACAAGTCCAATCTGGAATAATCGGGCGTGGTGGAAATAGTGGAACACCCACAAACATGAATCCGGGTGATGATCAATTATTCACTGGCAAGACTGGCGAAATGGTTTTGAACTATGCACAGCAAAACAGAGCAGAACAAGCATGGCCGGATATTTGGTCAAATATTGGCGTTCCTGGGTTTGCGGGCGGAGGCTCGGTTGGTGGTTCAGTCTCAAATACAACGAACAGATCAACGTCAGACAATAGGGTTTTCAACCTAAATTTTGCGCCAGGTGCATTCGTTGGAAATGTTGACCCAATGGCGGCGGCGCGAACAATGGCCGAACAATTCAAGATTTTATCCAGTCAAGGTGAACCACACACTTCTTTCGTTGTAAACGGGAAATAGTATGCAAATCGGAACGGAAACATTCACAAGCGACGGCATAATATCATTAAGCTTGACACTGACGAACAACAACGCTATATTCCAAAGTGTGGACAATCACAAGACATTTTTAAACCGTGTCCACGGCCTGGGCTTGTCCGCTGTTTTGTCAGTTGACGGACCGAACGCAGAAAGCGAAATTGACGACTTGCGGACGTGGTACCTTGCTAACGGATCAACCGAGTTTTCATTCATTGACGGGTTTCCAAACACCTGGACAGGTACTGGATTAATCACAACAAACAGAATTGACAGCGGGGCTTATCATATAACGCTTGTGATGGATGTTCATTATTCAGCTTCAGGAGCAATGCCCGACGTGTCTTATTTTGGCGGTATGCCAATTTTGGAAGCGATGGATGTGACACAAATAAAGGGAGTAGCTCAGGACGGTGACCACAAAACAGCCATATTTTCAGATGTTTACGAAAATTATACGGTTGATTTGCCTTTGTTGTATAATGCTGAATTCATTGCCGCACTCGGTTATTTTAGGGCTAATTTTAACGATGACGTGTCAATAGTAACTTACAAGGGAACAATAGCGGGAAAACTTTCGAGCAGTTCCGTTACATTTTCAACGTCAACAAATTTAAACAAATGGTCATGTGGTTCAATATTTATTGAACGGGGAACTTTGACATAATGAACGCGGCACTAATAGCAAAATTAGCAACAAACAACGTTTCGATCCGTTGGCGTGTGTACGTTCATCTGACTTCAGACGACTCAATCATATACCGCTGGGCAACTGCTAAAGTTGACGCGGATACTGGTATAAATGCCCACACGTCAAGTATTTCTTTTCCGACTTTATCCGAGGGTGCCGAATTAATTGGCGGGTTTGAAGAAAACACGGTTGTATCATTCAACCTTGACAATACAGCAGGATTGTATGCTGACATTGTAGCAAGAGACAGAGCAAGCGTATATTTCAAGGTTTATATCTCTGACGCCTCACTGGGTTATGCTGAGGCTGATCTCGGAGATTGGGAGGATTTAGGAAAGCTTTACTATGTAGACAGGGGCGCGTCAAGTGTGGCGGTCGGTTCTTTGTCGCTGGAATCCGTATACCCGTCCAAGGGCAAGATGATAGGCACGGATATAATTGACGTATACACAGATGCAGACCTTAACAAAAACGAAATTATTCCGATCTCGTACGGTCAATTTAACACTTCAGGAACAAGCGACGCCGTTTCATACTTTTACCGGTTTACAATTGACTCGACTGGATCCGATTTTGATCTTGCTGAAACCGTCACCCAATCCGGTGTATTCTCGCCTACTGGCGTTGTAACGGGTTTTGATATTTCCGGCACGGTGTTTGTGTTGTGGGTTAAGACACCAACAAACCCGGAATTTTTCGCAGTTGGTCAAACTTTCACGGGTGGAAGCTCATCAAATACAGCGGACATTCTCAAAATCGAATACATGGGTTACCCGACCACCAACGTATCGCCAGACACGCCAACTAATCCGAAATTAGCAAAAGCCCGGAACATTGGGAAGTCAAGATACGCTTTAAACCCTCGAAAAGTCACAGACATTGACGGGATTTACACTCATTCTAAGTCTTCACAACAATATTATAGACTTCCGGCGGCGGCCGTCACTGGGTCGGTTCCGAGAATATCAGATATTGACACCGCAAGCCGTTATTATAGCTACCTGTATTGGTACCCGTCTGCTGTTCCGCCGTCCCCGTGGTATTACTTGGTTGGCGGTGTGGAGATTATAAAATCAGAATTACAAAATTCAGCTTCCGATGGCTCATATTATGGTATGAAGATAATTGAGCGCGGGTGTTTTGGTACACCAATAACAGACCATAATCCAGGGGGTGTTACTTATGCACTCCAATATTATTTTAAAAATACTGATGAATTCGGTAACGCTATCATTAAAAGCTTGCCAACTTCAATAACAAACTTTGACATTGACACAGTATCAAGTCAAGTCAATATTTCAAATTCGGGGAACATCGTTGACGGTGACACCGACACAGCCGGATCAATCACATTGACTGACGACGTATTATTAAACCGTGTATCCTTCAATGTTGACGTTTTGGAGTATCTATCTGAGGGCTTCAACCCTCCGATTGTTGGCGATGTTATGAACATTACAGATACAGGAATACCGACGGGGATTGATGGTCAATTCACAATTGAAACGGTTGATAGTATTTCTACAAATAATTACGCAATAACCGGACGGGTTACGGCTGAAGGTCATACACTTATTGAGGGTATATTTTTGTTGTTAGTCAAGGTTGGTGTGTCCAACAACGTTAAACTTGAAATCGCCACCGATCCATCAGAATACGAAATAGGCGGTGTTGTTGACGTATACAAAAACTCTACCGATCTATTCCCTCCCAACATGCAATACGCTCTTGCAAAATTTGACGGTGAAATTGATCCCTGGGGCGAGGGAAATTTACAGGACGGCGGGCAAGGTTCTAAAATCATTACAACGGTATTCGACTACCATCCAAACGAAACAGTCACGGCTGGGGATTTTACCGATCCTGCCAACTGCTGGGATGGTAACAGCGGAACTTTCGGAACCGTTGCCCTGGCTGGCGCTACCACAAGCGGTCAGGGTGTATTCGGGTATAGTGTGGCACCTCAAACCCTACCAGTCATGTATACAAGCTTTATATTGCGCGTTATGGGGTCATCTGTTAGAAATTCGGATATTATAGATTATACTGACCCTGTAATCAGTTTAGGGTCAATTAGTGGAAATTTAAACGACCTTATAAGCACCTCAATGGCAGTCAAGACACAAGGCACGGCTCAGGGCGTCGCTACGGCCTCAAATATTGTTGACGGCAATACAACAACATACGCAGTATTTACGCCAGTGGGTGCCACAGAAGCACACTTAAACATTAATTTCTACGATGTGTCAACCCAACCAGTATTTTTAGATTATACGACCGTCACTCTTGAACTGTATATGAAGGCCGCCGCCAGCGGTGGAGGGTTTACTCCGAGCGAGACACAACAGTCATTAGTTCAGACTAACGAATACGCAAATACACACGCGATCGGTTCAACTAATATAACGTCTCCTGATAATATAGTTGACAGCACTGACTCAACATATGCAATATATACACCTATTGCTTACGCAAGCGGCGACTTTCAAATAGATTTTGCCTCGTCCGTTACTATCCCCGGAATGAACAAATTCGGTTTTTTACAAATCGCCCTCGGAAATTCTGATGATAGTATTTTAAACGATTACAAAGCCGGAAACTTTGTATTGACTGGCACGCTTGACGGTGCCGATTTAAACATGCTTTTTACCGACCCTTATACGTCCATAGACGAATACAGCGCAAGTAACTGGCTTATACTTAGATTTCCAATCACGCAACAAATAGCGCAGGCAGGAAAAATTCCGGGTGATACTTGGAATCCTACTCTTGACATAACTATAACGGACGATGGCTCTTACACTCAACCCGTTAACATTTACAAATGCGAGTTGCAATTTGAATACTATGACGTTACAGTCGATTCGACAAACGATGACCAAATACCTAAATTCCAAGTAAAAGCCGGGAACGAATACGCAAATTTTGACCTCCCTGCTGATCTGTCAGAGGGCTGGAGACAATTTCCCATCACTCAATTGATGCTTGGAAATGCTTTCTTTGCCGGGGAGGGTGCTGACGAAGATTTCACCTTGATTGCTACTCAACAAGGTTCCGGGGGGAGCGCGTCTGTATCCGTGTCAAGCGCACGTTTAAGCTTTGCAAATCCTGAAGTATCCGGCGGCAGTAACGTGGCAATGTCTGGAGCACCTTCAATAACAACGCCCGGCATTGTTGAGGCTGGAACGGCTGGAATTACTATTTACGCAGAGATTGACGAAACAGGGACGGCAACATGGAAAAACGTCGGGGAATTTGTAGTATACCCGACCACCGTATCAGGTTCGGGCACATACCATGATTTTGATATTTTGTCAGCATGGAACCCAGGCCAAAGCGGGAGCTTGACACCTTTACAAATCCGGTTGACTCTATCAAAAGAAACTAATTCCAATAGCGATTACGGCGTCCGTATCCACGATTGTTATGTCAGTGCGTCAAGGTCAAACATGTTTGACGATTGGAACCTTGTTGACGTTAGAGTCGGTATTAATGACGGCCCCTTGATGGACTTCACGGGCATAAACGCAAACGTTTCCCACATCCCTTACTATCTTGACGTGACGAGCCTTTTATTGAATCAATACTCAATTCAAGAGCTTTCTACAATGCAGATGGATGAGATTATAATGAGGATTGACATTTCAGGCAATGGCCCCGTTGACGGAACTATCGTAAACATTTACGGTGTAGATTTACAGGTCATTGGCGGGGCTGAGGATGGTGGGTCGGGCGATATTGGTGTGTCTGGTCAAATGATGGACGAGGACGGCGGCGGGTGGTCTACTGGCGGCGTGGTGGAATTGTTTGAGGATGTCATGGTTCATCTGATTGACGAGGTCGGCGGGTTTGCTTCTGCTGATTGGATTGATACGACATCATTCACAGCTTTGCGGAGTGGCGATACTCTTGTTAGTGCTTTCCAAATATTAGAGCGGTCAGACTTGCACGGAATCCTTGAAATGTGCGGATATTGTAGAGACATAAAAATAAAGATGAACGAAGACGGGGAATACGAAGCCGCGGCAATTTCGTCAGCTTCGGGGCTTGCCTTGACCACTTCAGACATTAATCAGGACGCCGGACAGGTCAATAGGTTGGTTGACATGTCAAAAGTATACTATAATTTCTCTTTTAAATTCAATATTGATCAGTTCGGAACCTATGAAGTGACGGAAACCCAATCAACCGCCGGGGCTGATTATAATATCTATAGTGATTACAGCGCACCTTTTGACCTGCCTGTTAATAATACAACCGTCGCAAACTTCATCCGTGACAGTAAAGCGGCATTGTTCGGATCAATAAAGCAACCTTTAACCGTGAAATGTTCAATTCTGGGCTTAAGATGCGAGCCAGGTCAATCCATGACACTTCCAACCGCTGGAGCTGTTAACATGACACGACGGACAATCAATCAAGGCGGGTTTACTAACATGATGACGTTGGAAGTTGAAAAAACTACTTGACATTTGAATCAAAATCAGTTAAAATGGTAGCACAACTAAGTCTTTATGTTGTTTTGATAATTACCACATTATTGGATCGGCCTCACAAACCAAAACCAATAATGTGGTTATTTTTTGTTTTTAAGTAGTTGGAAAAACTTCAAAAGTATTAACAAACCATCCCCAAAGCAAGCTATACCACCATTTCAAAACTTAGAAGTAAAAACATTTTCATTTATTTCAATAAAAGTCAAGATATATCTTGACAAAGTGGCGTGAATGTAGTATAATAGAAGGGTAATAAACAATGAGTCAAGCACAACACTAACGAGAGGGAATACGAAAATGACAACAACACCACTATTATCAATCGGAACTTTCGGAACGCACTTAAGAGAAACACCAGCGAAAACATTTTCATTTGCTGGGACAGTTCCAAACGTTCTCAAAGATTCATCTTTCAAGACATACAAAGAAGGTTTTGACGCTTTTGTAGCTTGGTTTTCCTCATGTGATGCTGAATTCAAACGTTCAAATGTCGGTAACTTACGCGATGACGCTTTCGAATCTGTTTTCACTTTTTAATTAAATAGTCAAGAACATTTGGAACTTTACCAAAACACTGGTTTATACCTTATACAATTACTGAGACATTACTTAAACGAAAAGGGAATAACATGGAAAACCGGAAACGATCAACATTAGACGCTTGCTATCAAGTTTCAAAACATTACGATTATATTGGAAAAATGGGATTTTTCAAACTTGTCAAGGATAACACTAATCAAGATATGTTTTGTCTTAAGACTGCAAATAAATTCTATAATGAAAATTGTAATTAACGGAAGGAAACCAACATGCGAAAATCAATTTTAATGGTGGAGTGCTTGACAAGACTGGCGCGAATGATTCCGGTTTCTGTAATAGCTCAGCATGCTGGTGTAAATGCAGAGCGATTATATCAAGCAAAAAACCGGATTAAGAACAAGCGGGGAATTGTGAACACCCGGAAATCATACTTGACTGACGACGAGGTTTTGAAATTGGAAACGTTCCTGGATGGGTCGTACTTTTCGTCAAGTCCAGCATTTGAAGCTTATAAAAATAAAGTCAAGATGCTTTGAACATTTTGGAACCTTATCATATTACGCTTGTAATACCAATACAATTACTGGCACTTAACTTTTGAAAAGGATGGACAAGATGGAATACACAAGAAAAGCAACTTACGGATTGACTCACAACGTCACTGGCCGCATGATTTTTAACTTTATCGACGAAGACGGGATTGAGGTTGCTTTCCGTGTAAGCGAATGGACATCGTTATATGGTTGCTTAATACTGATGCATGATGACACAGAATATACTTTAACGGGTGATAATGCAGTTCGTTTTGTTGACGAATACGCAAAACATGAGCGTAGTGCTTATAATGAACTTTTAGAAAAGGTGCTGTAAAATGACTATTGATTTCGACAAACAACTTGACGACGAAATACAAGAATATTGTGCGGACGATGAAAAAGAGCTGTCAAAGTTTCATCCAGGGATTGAGGCGGAAATAAAGACGCGCCAGGACAAGATCGAATTTTGTAAACATTGGTGTTCACATTATGGATTCAATGAAATGGTTTTCAAGGATCAACACGGGGAGCCAAAATTTCAGAGTGAATCAACAATTGACGTTTTTAATGTTGACCAAATGTACGATCATATTAATACTGATATACCGTTTTAATCTGAACTTTTACCACGATCCGAGGTATTAACATGAACAAGGATTTCAAGCAGTTTAAAAAGCGTCAAGTTCGGCAAAACTGTTTTTTTAAGAAAATGCTGAAGGATGCAAAGAGCCGTCACGATGACTTAGGTATTTTGTATTTGTCAAGAGCAATAGAGTTTAACAAGGATTTGATCAAAGAACGTTCTAAGATGTATAATTATTAATTTAACCCGGAAGGGGTTTTGTATGAGTGAGTTGAAAGAAAAAAAAACGATTAGCACGTTGCAAAAATGGGTTTATGGTGGTCAATTAAACGACCGTTTTGAGGCTTTTTTAGGGACCAAAACACCTCAATTTTTAACAAGTATGCTGTCCGTTGTTGGTGGGTCGGATCAGCTTCAAAAATGTGATCCTGGTTCAATTGTCAAGGCGGCGATGGTATCGGCTTTAATGGATTTACCGATTGACCCCAATCTGGGCTTTGCGTATATTGTGCCATACAAAGGCAATGCTCAGTTTCAAATGGGGTACAAAGGGTTTATCCAGTTGGCAATGCGGACGGGTCAATATATTAAAATTAATTCAACTTCGATTTATGCGTCGCAATTGAAATCGTATAATCCTGTGACTGAAGACTTTGAGTTTGATTTTGAGGCTGTTCCATCTGGTGAAAAGATTTTCATCGCTTATATAAGAATGACAAACGGGTTTGAAAAGTATCTTATGATGACCGAAAAAGAAACAAGGGATCATGCAAAAAAATACTCCCAAAGCTTTAAAAAAGGTTTTGGCCCGTGGGCAGATAACTTTGAAGGGATGGCTCTAAAAACCGTTTTGAAGCTACTACTATCCAAATATGGCTATCTATCTGTAGAAATGCAAGCGGCTGTGAAGAGCGATCAATCCGAGATTGTTATTGATAAGGAAACCGGGGAAATCTTGACAAAGTACTCTGACAATAAAAACGATATTTCGCACCTCGGAAATTTAAATGCGGGTCTTTCTGAAAAGTCAATGGCTGAACAAGTAGCTGGAAAGCACGGGATGGAGGTTGACGAAATGGTCAAGTATATTAAAGCTGAAAACTCGGTTGACCTGGATATTGATGATCTTCAGCAGTTGAAAGACGCTGATAATTTTTTAACAGTTAAGGGGGGAAAACAAACCAAAACGTCACAATAAACCAACTTTTTAATTTAATATGAAGGTTGGGAGTTTTACACAGGATAGGGCCGTCAGGGGTGGCGGCCCGCACTTTTTAAAACTAAATTGAAACATAATTCAAATACAGGTTTAGTATAAACACGGATTAAAACTTTAACTTGGAAAGGGGTTAACATGAACGGTTACAAAGTCACATTATCATACATTAATTACGACGGGGAAGCGGTTGCTGACGTCATGCGCGTGGTAGCTAAGGACAAGACAGAAGCAATGTCAAAGTATATTGACTTTACACCATGTCCTGAAGTTGACGACTTCAATGTCAGTATCGAACTATTGGAAAAGGTGACTGGATGAAATACTCGGAATTTATACACAACAAAACCCAACTAAAATACGAGTGTGGTTTTAAACCTACTTTTATGCCTGACTGCCTTTTTGACTTCCAAAAGTTTATTGTTGGTTGGTCGGTTAAACATGGCCGGAACGCTATTTTTGCTGACTGTGGTTTGGGTAAAACTCTCATGGAGTTAGTATGGGCGCAAAATGTTGTTGAACATACTAACAAAAATGTGTTGATTCTGACACCTTTGGCCGTGTCTCATCAATTCATAACAGAGGGTGACAAATTCGGTATTGAGGTCTCACGGTCAAGAGATGGTAAGCCTTCGGGTAGAATAACCGTGACAAATTACGAAAAACTTCACCTTTTCGATAAAAATGATTTTGTGGCGGTTGTTTGTGATGAGAGTTCTATTTTGAAAAATTTTGACGGCGTTCGGAAAAATGAAATAACAAAGTTTATGCTTAAAACAAAATACAGACTTTTAGGGACTGCCACATCTGCACCAAACGATTACTTGGAACTTGGTACGAGTTCTGAGGCTTTAGGCCATATGGGTAGTGTTGACATGGTGGGGTATTTTTTCAAGAATAATAATAATAATATAGCAACCAAGCGGATGTATGGGCAAACGGCAAAGTTCACTTTTAAGGGCCAAGGCGAGACACCGTTTTGGAAGTGGGTTAACAGCTGGGCTATTTCATGCCGAAAACCGTCTGACCTGGGTTTTGATGATGGCGGTTTTGTATTGCCTGATCTTATCGAAAATAGCCATGTAGTTGATGTTCCACCTAATGACGGTTTATTATTTGATTTAGAGGCTTTGGATTTAGAAACACAACGCAACGAGGTTAAAAGAACAGTTGTCAAACGTTGCGAAATGGCCGCTAATATCGCCGACGGTGACCGACAATTTTTTATAGGATGTAACAGGAATGAAGAGGCTAAACTTTTAAAAGAATTAATCCCGAACTCTGTAGAGGTTAGCGGTTCTGATTCTGATGAAGCAAAAGAGGAAAAGTTTATCGCGTTCAAATCTGGCCAAGCACGCTGTCTAATAACAAAACCAAAGATAGGCGCGTGGGGTTTGAATTTCCAGCACGCCAATCGGATAATATATTTCCCTACTCATTCATATGAGCAATACTACCAATTTGTTAGGCGCGAGTGGCGTTTTGGTCAAAAAAACAATGTTGTTGTTGATAGGGTTTTGACTCCTGCTTTGAAAAGAGTTTTACAAAATGTTGACCGTAAAGCAAAAAAAGCGGATCAAATGTTTAGAAACCTTGTAAAAGAATTCGGAAAAGGCATGAAGATAGAGAAAAACACCTACACTAAAGGAATGGAGTTACCATCATGGTTAAAAACCAAGTAGTAAACGAACACTACGCAATCTATAACGGGGATGCCAACGACGTTATGGATGGTATGCAAGATGGATCTGTAGACCTTGAAATATATAGCCCTGCATTTTTCGGTCTGTATAACTATTCAAGTGATCCACGGGATTTAAGCAACTTTTTTGACAAAGAAACATTTTTTGATCACTACTCATTTTTTTCAAGAAACCTAAACCGCATATTGAAACCTGGGCGGTGTTGTCTTGTCCATGTTTGCGATATTCTTCTTGACAATAGCGGCAAAGGTTCAGTATACGACCTACCTGGTGCGATTATTCGTCATAAAGAAGAACACGGCTTTAAATATATGGGACGTCATACAATTTGGAAGGAACCTCTATGGGTTAGAAATAGGGTTATGGCTAAAGGTTTAGCACATAAAACTATAGTCGATGACTCAATTTTTGGATCAATTGCCAACGCTGATTATCTGCTTGTGTTCAGAAAAGAAGGAGAAAACGCCGTGCCTGTTGCACACCCTACAGGCTTTGATTATTATGCAGGAGCCGAAGAATTACCAAAGGACATTTTGAAATACAAAGGTTTTAGCGGCGATCAAAAACAAAACCGTTACTCTCATTGGATTTGGAGACGTTACGCCTCGTCTGTTTGGGACGATATACGAGGGTGCCAAGGCCAATACGAAGACAAAAAACATGAGTCCGTTTTTCCTTTTCAGCACTCAAACGACGGTAGCGATCAAGAGGAAAAACACGTCCACCCGTTCCATAAGGACGTGGTGGACCGTGGCATAATTATGAGGTCAAACCCTGGCGAAATTGTTTTTGATCCGTTTGGTGGTATTATGACCGTTCCAGCGCGCGCGGTTGCGTTAGGTCGTAAAGGTGTTGGCTCAGAATTAAAAGAAGCTTACTTCAATCAAGGCGTAATTAATTGCCAGAACGCACTTGAACACCCTGTATACTCTAAGCAAATGGAGATGCAATTCTAATGACAACCACAGACCAACAAACCTCAATCTGGTTATATCATTCAGGTTATTCTTTAAAGTCCTGCAAGCGTGTCAAGCTGGAAACGTCGCAACAGGATTTATTCTCGGTTACTGAGCCTGATCAAGAAATCGAACAAAGGGAGTTGTTTTGATGCGCAAATGTAAGCCAAATTGTAAGGATTGCGGTATATTAAAAACTGTAGAAAATACGAGTGTTAGAAGGTCTAAGGGTTACTTTAATTCTTATTGCAAAGAGTGTGCTAATAACCGTGCAAAAATTAGATTGGATTTAAATGGTAAAAGTGAAAAAAAACTTGTTCCAATTGACCCAGACCGCTTTTGTAGTCCTGAATATTTTAAATCATTGGCTGACCCTGACAGTCTAAGAAATAGGTGTGCAGTATGACCATCACAGACCAAAAAACCGCCGAATGGCTCTATCACTCAGGGTATTCTTTAAAGTCTTGTGGCAAGGCCCTGGGCGTCTCCTATTCGTCAATCTGGCGGTTGTTTAAACGGTTAGATTTGCCCCGCCGTCATTCTGTAGGAACTGGCAAGGACAACAGGTTTTACCGTGGCGGTGGGTTTCCTGACAAGAAGCTCCAAAAGTGGGCACATAATAAATTAAGGTCTGCAATCCGTAACGGAACACTTAAAAGGGAACCTTGTGAAAAAGGCTGTGTATCAGTTGACATGAGGGATGGCCGGTCAAGTGTTCAGGCTCATCATGATGATTACAACAAACCGCTTGAAGTGCGTTGGCTGTGCGTCAAGTGCCATTATAAGGAGGGATTAAATGGATAACAAGGATGTTTTAGGGACTGACCTTTTTGGTGAACCTATTATTAGACAAGGTTCGTTACGTGAAAAATTTATTGAGCCGCCTTTTTCAGTATTAGACACTAAATCTGGGAACTGGCAAAAACGCAAAAGAAAGTGGATGTCCATAGGAATTAAAAGCGAAGTCGGGCGCGATGCTTCCGTAATAAATATGGATTCAAAGTCTAAGGAGAAAAACACCGCTAATTATACCTCTATATTTGACCCGGCATTATGTGAACTTTTGTACAATTGGTTTTGTCCTAATGGCGGGGAAATATTAGACCCATTCGCTGGCGGTTCTGTCCGTGGCATCGTTGCAAATTATCTTGGATATAAATATACCGGAATTGATATTAGGCAAGAACAAATTGACAGCAACAGGGAACAGGCACTTGAAATATTAGAAGTTAACAACCTGCCTAATTGGTATGTCGGGGATTCTGACAAAGCCCTTGACGGTTTTGATAAACGTTTTGATTTTGTGTTCAGTTGCCCGCCTTATGGTGATTTAGAAGTGTACAGCGACCTTGAGGGGGATGTCTCTAATATGGATTATCTTGATTTCTTAAAGTCTTATGAATCTATCATAGACAAGTCTTGCCAGTTATTAAAGCCCGGCGGGTTTGCTTGTTTTGTTGTTGGTGAATTCAGGGACAAAAACGGGTTTTATGTTGGATTTGTTCCTGATACGGTAACAGCTTTTGAACGGTCTGGACTTAAATACTATAATGAAGCCATACTTTTAACACAAATCGCAAGTGGTAGCATGCGCGCAAATGGAAACATGAAATCAAAAAAACTTGTTAAGGTGCATCAAAATGTTCTTGTGTTCAAAAAGGGATGATTATACGAAACCGCTTGACGTGCGTTGGCTGTGCGTCAAGTGTCATTATAAGGAGGGTAAGAAATGAAAGTATGGTTTTGTAGGGACAAAGACGGGGACTGCTCAACATGGGACGGGGTGAAGTTAATCCATAAGCCTAAGTTGGAGGACGGCATTTTTAAAGGGCGTGGCCCTTGTCTTACCTCTTCATCTTTCGGAACCTTTGAGATGTTCGGCAACGGTTTCCACGGTGTCAAAAAAGGCAGGTGTACGCTTTTAGAATTGGAGCCTTTGATATGATTCCAACGCTCACAACATTAATATGGTGGACTATATTATCAATAATTTTCGCTGTCTGGATGGTCACGGCGATTATTAAAAACGTTTTAGACATCCTGTCAAGGGTGAAGATAGTTGATCCTGATGAGGAATTTAAAATCAAAGGCGGGTGGGATGGAACCGATTGACAAGATTATTGTAGAAGTTAGACTGGCCGAAAGAGTGGCCTTTGAGAATGGCATTCAGCAGGGTTTAATGTGGCTTTGTTCCTTGTATGCTCTTGACGAAACTACAGTGACAAAAAAGTATCTGATGTCAAAAATAAAAGAATATATTGACGTGTTGAAAAGGGAAATTGAAGATGAGTAAATGTAGTCGATGCAATTCCGAAATTGATTTTGGTTCGTTCTGTGGGCCGTGCATAAAGCTCAGAGTTAAAAGGGATTTGGGTGATACTCTGAAATGCTCAAAGTGTTTGGAGTCTAAACCGGCTGGAATGTTTTATGCTGGCCGGACTTACTGTAAAAAATGCCATGATGCACCTGGACACAAAAAAAGGAAACAAATTAAGCGTTCTGAAGATGAAAAGTTGGCGTATCAAGTGTGGCGTAAGGCCAATACGGACAAGATCAAAGTTTACAGACGCAAGGCGTATTTGAAAACTAAAATTGAGGCAATGCAAAAAGAACTTGACGGGATGGACTAATTTAAAGGTGGGCGAACGATGACAACAAAAAAGTTTATACCTTTTACATACAACTCAAATATTTCAACAGGTTGGGAAGACTTCCGCGATTTGTCAGCTATTACAATTTTTTTGGGTCTACTCGTTATTTATTTCTCTCACGTTGTAGGCAACAATATTGAGGACTTACCCTCTGCAACTACAAAAACAACATTATATACATCTGAAAGTATTTTATCCGGTGAACAGCCGCCGGATAAAATTTTATTTATTTTTTCAAATGAGAAGGTTGTAACCTACAAACTAAACCTTGACGAAATGGAGTAGTATTATGGACTTTTGGGTATGTATAAATGACGATGGAGAACCGATTATATTTTCAGGGGAACATCCTAAGCCGGAAAAAATTAATGGTTTATGGTGCAAATCACACCTTATTTGCTCCGGCGAGGTATGGGTTTATACTTTTTTTGAGGATGGTATTTTAGACGGTGTATCCGCTGGCGAATGTGCAAAAAAAAATGTTGAATGCGCTTTATAACCTTGACAACATGACATAATTTAGTTATTTTAGTTGACTGCCTGACTTCCACAATTGAGGCCATAATTTTTAGCCCTTTTTCTGTCGTGTGGAGTGGAAGCCACAGGACGGAGAGAGGGCTTTTTTTATTGGAGGTGTTTAATATGCAAAATGTTACAACAACAAACTTACAAGTAGATGCAAATGGCCTAAGAAATATGGCTATTTCTGCATACAATGAACTTGTGGAGCACATGAACGATCGGATCGATCCGTCGGATTATGAATTCACAATTAATGAGTGCGATGTTCAGGAGCCGCTTGACGATATTAGCAGATTTATCCATGCTATGTGTTGTATTAGTTTGGAGGATAATCCGCTTTTCGACAACATGGGGTACAAGTGCCATGAGATCAAAACTTTTAACCCGGACGGTGAATGATGACAAGATTTGTAATTGAGCTGGATGATTTCACTGAAACACTTTTTTACGAGTTAGAACGGATAACAGACGGCCATGAGTCCCACAAATGCGAGATTGACGCCGAAACCAAACAAGATGCTTTCGTAGAAATAATGTGCAGGATTGAGCAACATTTCTTGGAAAATATGGAAGAAAAGGGTGGTGACTGATGGCAGAAATTAAAATTGACGGAGTAACCAATCACAAAGAAATTGCCAGGCTCATGTCAAGGTATACACATGACCCTCTGGAATGGTTACCAACAAAAGTAATTGCAAACGCGATTGGACAGCCGGTTAACTGGACAACTTCGACGTTAAAAAACATGTGTCTTTACGGCTTAATAGAGAAGCGGGATACAAAGAAGAACCTTTGGAGGGTGTTATGAGTATAAGCATGATTGACTGGCTTATACGCCAGCTATCGCATACTAAGGGTGGTAATTGATGGCGAAACTATACCAAATTCAGTCCGGCAAAGCGTGCGGCGGTGTTGTCACATATGGGGAAATAGTTGTAAGAACGGCCTCGTATTTCAAATTTATGATGAATAGAAAAATATCAAGCTACTTTAGAAAGTTAAAAATTGTATTGGTCAGTGAATTTGTGGACTATGTTACAATGGAAAAGGGCGGTGATTGATGGCAAGACAGCGAATGATAAAACCTGAAGTATGGTCTGACGAAAAGCTTTCAAAAGTCACCAGAGACGCCAGGCTGTTATTTATTGGATTATGGACTGCTTCAGATGACCATGGTGTATGCAAGGCCAATGCTGTGTTTTTAAGGAATAGTATATTTCCATATGATCCCGTCAGTATTCAGGAGGTTGCTAACTGGCTGAACTCGTTGCTTGAAATCTCAGTTATTAAACCTTACAAGGTGAACGGGGAATCATACCTTTTTATAGCTAACTTCGATAAACACCAAACCATGAAACACCAATCAAAACCGGTTCACCCATCACCGCCGGAATCCTTTGACTGCTTGCGTTATCACCAATCTGGTTGCCTTGTCAATAAGGACGATTTGAAACAAGAAGACACTACCCTACCCCAACCCTACCCCAACCCTACCCCAACCCTACCCCAAAACACCCCCAACACTGCGCCCC